TGGTAATCGGGACATCGTAAAACATTTCCCCTTTACCAACATAACGATTATGGACTTCTACCAATGGGCAATCTTTTATCAAGTCTGCTTTCAGGTAATAAGCACGAGATAAGTCCTGAGTTAGTGCAAAAAATAAAACAGGCGGATTTACCTGAAATAGTTTTTCTTTGCGCTGCGCTACGTGAATACTACGATGTAGATCAAAACCTGGTTGACGAACTTCTACCTCAAGCGCACCAACTGGAGAACCTGATCGAAAGCAGATTAAATCAACTCCATAGCGATTAGGGTTTTCCCTAACTTCTAAACCCTTTTTCATTTGCATCCAAGTCGATACTGCTTGACGAGCAGGCGCATCATATACATCGTGTAAGTCTTGGCTAAAAGGCTTATAAGTTGACATAACGCCAAAAGCCGTAACCAAAGATAGCTACAAACATCAAAGCCCCTAAAAGCCCCCAAAACACGCTGTATTCGCCATCTTCAGGTCGAGTGATAGACGTTGCATACTCAGCATCTTTAAACGCCTCTGAGAGCGTTCTAGGGCTTTTTAACCATCTTTGGTAATTATTTACAAAATGTTCGTAACTCATCCCTCTTGTGCCTTTCTTAGTATTGCTCTAGCAAAATCAATGTTTTGTTTGCCTGTGTCAGTTTCCATGACACACCAAATTTCAATTATTTCCTCATCTGTTAGTGTCTTTAGTTCTTTACCCACTTCAACACCACCAGCGTGTGCTAGTGCTTCGTACTTGCTTCGGTCTTCTACCATAAGCTCGTTGTGTTCCTGTTCGACAATTAAACAGGTTTTTAACTCCTCTATTTCAGCTTGTTGCTGGCGTAGCATGGTGGCTGCTTGTTCTCTTGTGCCACCTTCCCAATGACCTTGCTCTAATTTATCAGCTATTTCATTTGCGTTCACTTGTTTTTACTCCATCCGTTGCATTTGGCTAAAAACTCTATGGCCCTGTCAAATTGTTCTTGCATATACTCAAGGTCATCTGCCTGTTTTCTAAGCAAAGTGGCTGCATCTTGAACACAAACCAAGTCAATCATATTGTCAGCAATAGCTCTTTGCAATTCTTCCGCTAATTTGTATGCGTTCATTTATTGTCCCTCGCATAAGTTTTCCATAGGGTTTCCATTACTTCTACTGCGCCCATCGCTAATAGTTCATGCTTGTAAAAGAAACGGGCTGGATATTCGTTACGACCAAACTGATTCACAATCTTGATGCAAGGTGCTACATAAACGCCTGGTTTGGTGTAATGAGGCACGTGTAAGATTCCGCCCATTTTGTAACACTTATAATTGCCAAAGTCAGGGCTTTCAAATTCAGTAGCCAAATCCATATTCCGTTTCCTTTTTAGGTTCGTATTCATATCCAAAAGCATAAAATAATGGAGTATTAGCCATCATAATAATTTTGCGTTTTGCTTCTAACGTCTTGCCTCTACGCTTGAGTAATACTGTAATGCAGGCTCTATTTCTAAAAATCTGTCTGTTCTTCAAGTTTTCCATTAAACGAATAACATACTGAGATTTGTCGATCATTAGAACCCCCAGCCAAACATTGCGCCCAAGATTAGGCCTAGCAGTATTACGCCAATCCATTCAATAATTGCTGTTTTCATAATTTCCCCTTAATTAATAATTGCCAGGTGTGCAATGCTTTGCATCATCTTTGGCAGATGCCAAACTTACATAATCTCTTTGAAAAATAATTTTGTTATTGGATTTAATTTGCAACATAAAAACATTGTTGCGAATCTTGTAAATATAAGCTGTCATTTAGTTCCCCCTAAATTAAAAAGTATCAGGTCAAAGTCTTTTTGTATACATGTCGCTTCCTATAGCCTGTGCCGAATAGTGTCAGTGACCTGATATAAAAATAATAATTTTGTATGCCACAAAATGCAAACAATATTTTCTAAGGAAAACCCTGAGTTGCGTAAAAGCAACATTAAGGTGGGGCTGGAATCCTCACGGAAGGAATTTTGGCGGGGGATCACCAACCAGCCCCGAGGATATTATACGACCAATCCGCTTTTAATTTGGTAGAAACGTAGCAGATGGAAAAAGCACTTTAGGCCCTTCTGCAACTCCGTTTCTTCAATCTCGCAAACCTTGACTTCGTTGGTCAATCCGTTGACAAACACAATAGCACATCTAGCATCCGAAAACCCTAGTAATTCTCGGTAAGCAGCCAACTGCATGATATGATCCTCGTATGGAACGACCTTTTCCAAAGGGACTTCTTTTGTCTTAAAATCTGCAACTACGGGTACTATGCCCTTAACTTTATCGCCTTTAGCGTGTAAGTCCACTTTGCCAGCAAAGCCTAACTCATGGCTACCGGATTTTTCAGTAACCCATAAACGATTGCCAAAAGCTGCTTTTAAGGCGTTATCTGCATTACGGCAATACTCAGGTATTTCTGGCAATAAAACTTGGCTAAAAAAGGCTTCTAATACGCCATGAATCTGTGTCCCTCTATCGGCTGCATCTCTGCCTTGTGCTTTAGAGTCGTTAAGAACTCGGTCTAAGTAATCTTCCTCAGACTCGCCCTCATTGCGTGGTAGCGTTAAGGCTGCAAGGATAGCCTGCTGCTGAAGCCAATTCTGGAGTCCAGGCTTTGCCGCCACACCGAGAATGGTAGTAACGCTCGGTAAAAGGCCCAGCTTCTTTGCATCTCGCAAAGTGGTGTTTCGCATCCCTTTGCCATCTGCTCGTTCGATTGTGTAGGCTGGTTCTCCATCTTTGGTGTACCAATGGCCTGATTCACTCTTTTGTTCCTGCATTTTTTCTTCCCCTTTTTGGTTTTACTGCATCCGTGTGTATATCGTATGTTGTTTCTTGGGCAACAGTTGTAGCCTTTGGAGCAACAGTTAATGTAATACTTTTACTTGCATCTTGCCAATCTTTTACAGTTGGTTCATATTCTTTTGGAATCTGTTGACCGCACCAGTCCTGAGGCATTTTATTAACAACCACAGGATTGAGCTTACAAGCTCCCATCATATCATTTTGATTGAATACAAAGAATTTACATACTTGGCAAGTCATTTAATTCCTTGTGCATAGTTAATGATACGCTCTGAATCATAGTAGTTTTCGCACATATCGGCAGCAACGTGCAGAACCGCCTTAATTACAGACAACAAATCTTCAGGTTTAAAACTAATGAGTTGCTGTTCTTCATCTACGCCAACTGGTTGCCAGCTTAACTTGGCACTTTCGGTAATAAGATTCTTAATTTGATTCTGCATAGTGTTTTCCTTTAAAACGGGGTGCTATCGTCTATAAACGGATCATCCTTTGGTAACTCGTCTGATCCTGCTGGTTTAAATCCTTGTGGAATTTTTTCTTTGCCGATTGATACGCTAAGAAACTTTGTGCCTTTAGTGGATGTTTTAGTCCAGGCAGATAAATAATGCTCTTTGCCGTTGACCATAACTGTTCCAGTAAAGTCAGGATGGTTATCAGAAGCCTTACGCTCGTTTTTAAACAGACTTCCTGAACCTTCTTTTGGTGTATATGCCATGTGTTTCCCCTTATAAAATATCTTCTGTTACAGACTTCATTGATTGACTAGACTTCACTTGTTTTGGTGCTTCATCCTCTGGCAAATCCTCGCCAGCGTAGATATACAAACCAATGCCATGCAAGGCAATCGCTTTTACTAAACATCGTTGCATAGCGGTATTGACATCCATTGCATTAGGATTTTGAATTGGTTTATTGACATGGTTTAGCACCGGAAGCATGGCAGTCATTGACTTGTCAAACGCTTGAACTGTGCAATACACCATCATTGAACCATCGGCAAATACTGTAGGATCGGCATACGACCAAGTAGCCATTGGGTCTTTTTGTAATAACTGATCTACGGCCCACGCCCAAGAAAGATAAGTAAAACGACCCTTACGTTCGGTATGGTCATTGACATTGATCTTGCGAAGTTCTAAGTATTTAGACATTAGAACCTCCAAACACTTTACCGAAATCTTCAAACACGTTTTGCAATAGATTATTACGCTTGTTGTTTGGCTTTCCACAAGCTGCACGAATAACATCCACATCGTCTTGCGACAGTTCTGTGCCGTATTCCATGTTGTCTAACGCTATTTCCAAGCGTTGCTCCATTTCGGTCATAACTTGATACAACTCATCCATTTAAAATCCCCTTAAATGACATAGCGAAGTTGCTATACTTCCATTATTAAGTAATATTCAAGACTTTGCAATACCTTTGCAAAAATAATTACTTATGTTGTAAGATTGCTAAATGGGACTAAAACTTACAGATTCAGCAATAATTGACTTGCTTGGGGGAACTGCCAAAGTAGCCAAATTAACGGGTGTAAGCCCAGCAGCAGTTAGTTTGTGGCGAAAAAACAACATTCCAGCATCTCAATACGCATTTTTAGGGGCAACTCTTGAAAAGGAGTCGCATGGTTTAATCACACGCAAGGATTTATTTCCTCAATCCTGGCATTTAATTTGGCCTGAATTACTATGAATGAATTACCAAAAAGTTTAAAAGGATGGAATGATTTACTTTTAATTACAACTTATGATTACACCAAACGATCTGATTTAAAGTCTGTAATTGCCAAAGAAATCCAATTACGAAGCAGTCTTAAATATTTGGGGGAACTATGACAAGAGAAGAAATGTTGTTAGATATGCTTAAACAAGCTGATCTAGAAATTAAAGTTTTGCAAGAACGAATTGCATTTTTAACCAACGAAGTCAAAGCGCATCGTGATTTGTTAAATGCTCTTGGCCCAGTTGCTTTTTCAGGACAACACTAATGGAAGTTTTAATCAAAAAAATTAAAGAAAACAAAGACGGGTCAGCCGAAGTCCATGTGTATTATGACAAGGAAGGATTGCACTTTCTTGTGCAACAAGGATTGACCTGCACGTTGGTGGAGGCAATAATGATGGAACGTAATGGCAAAATGTTTCATGTTTCAAGCGTTCTAGACACTATTCCAAAGAAAACTGTTGTAAAAAAACAACAAACTAAAAAGAAATAAGCTGTAGTAAACTCTATGGACAGGCTAGGTTCGCAACCGAAAAGTCGATTAGTCACCGATCTGCCCAGTCCACCATTTTGACTACCTTTGACAAAGGCCGTATGCACTACTACCAACATCACATTGGTGACTTTATAAAAGACACCTCTTATTTAACCAACGAAGAAGTTGGCATTTATCTCAAATTAATTTGGCTTTATTACGATACAGAAAAACCATTGCCTGATGATATAGGCGTACTTTGCACAAAAGTAAATGCTAGATTGCATGATGACTTTGTAAGATCAATTCTTAAAATGTTTTTTGTTTTAGAAAATGGATATTGGAAGCATACTAGATGCGATGAAGTATTGGCTGACTATCATAAACAGTTAGATATAGCCTCTAAAGCAGGAAAAGCATCGGCAGCTAAACGAGCGATCAACGCCCGTTCAACGCCCGTTCAACCAACCAATAACCATAAACCAATAACCAATAACCAATTAAATACACCTGAAGGTGTTTCTGAATCTTTGTTTAAAGATTACTTAGAAGTTCGCAAAGCCAAAAAAGCTAAATGGACTGAAACTGCTTTTAAAGGATTACAGCGAGAAGCAGATAAAGCTAAAATGTCCCTCTCTGATGTAATGCAGATGTGTTGCGAAAGAGGTTGGGCTGGATTTAAAGCTGAGTGGGTTGCAGAATCAGTTATTGCACAAAAGAAAAATCCGTTAATAACTAACGATCAGATTGAAGAAGCGTATAGAATTGAATGTGGTAAAGACCCTAAATTGGCCCGCTTTAATAGCTATTACGAAATGAAGGATTATGTTATTAAACAGCGAGAACTCCGATCAAGAGGCAATACATAAAGCAGGGGTGCGCCAGCTTTGTAAATGGCGATCAGAATGGGGATTAGCTAAATTTAGATTGTATATTTCAAAGCATCAGTTACCAGAAGTATTACTTAAAGACTTTAAAACGCAATACGAATTAGGAAACAGGGGGGAATATAAATGTTGGAAAAAACCATAATTGCAGCAACAGGGCTTGGATATTTGATGGTCGGTATTTTGCAATTACGCAAAGGCTCTATACCAAACGCTATGATTTGGCTAGGCTATTCTTTTGCACAAGTTGGTTTATGGATGGCACTTAAATAAGGGGAACTATGAATGAGTTGGCTCTTTTCGCAGGCGCTGGTGGAGGAATACTTGGGGGACATTTGCTTGGATGGCGAACAGTTTGTGCAGTCGAATGGGAAGCCTATCCAGCAAGCGTATTGTGCGCCAGGCAAAATGACGGACTTCTTGAAAGTTTCCCAGTCTGGGATGATGTTCAAACCTTTGACGGAAAGCCGTGGCGAGGAATTGTTGATGTCATATCTGGAGGATTTCCATGCCAGGATATTAGCGCAGCAGGAAAAGGTGCAGGAATTGAAGGCGAACGAAGTGGAATGTGGAAAGAAATGGCTAGGGTCATTTGCGAAGTACGACCCAAGTACGTCTTTGTGGAAAACTCCCCAATGCTCGTTCATAGAGGACTCGGTGTGGTTCTCGGACAATTGGCCCAGATGGGGTTTGATGCGTCATGGGGAGTGCTGGGAGCATCAGACATTGGAGCTAAACATCACAGAAAGAGAATTTGGATTGTTGCCAGACAACGTGAACTTCTTTCACACCCCAACCACAGGCAAGGATGGTGGAAGCAACAGTCGGAAAGCGTTGAAGAAACGCAAAGAAGCTATTTGGCCAACACCAACAACTCCTTCGGGGGGGGGCAATGCAGGCGGTTCTGGGGCGCACAAAAACGCTATCAAGAATGGAACTTACATACCATCTTCAATCAACCCGAACCTGTACGAATGGTTGATGGGGTGGCCTCAAGGATGGACAGACTTAAAGCCATTGGAAATGGACAAGTGCCACAAGTGGCTACTATTGCATGGGAGTTATTAAATGAAAGACTATGATCCAAACGATGCGATTGATTTTATTTTCAAAACTGCGCCTGCGTATGCAAAAGCGAAGGGTGAACTTGCGGAGCTTGAGGCATTTAAATCAAGCCTCAAAGCTATTAAAATGTCTGAATCATCGGAGCAAAGTCTTGGGGCGCAAGAAAGAGAAGCGTATCGCT